TAGCAAATCCGATATTAAACGATTAAAACATATACCAGCACACACACTCCGCAGACACACCGACCAAAAAAGAGTATTACACATTACTCCTGGTGGCAAAAGAGTATGGTTCGTAATCTATGGCAAAAACTATAATGACCAAGGCGAACTATGCGATGTTGATGCTGATACTGGAGAATGGAAACCTTATAATACATTAGCACCTCATCAAAGAGCTAATGAATTATTATGGAGTATGGAATATGCACCAGGCACCGATTACTATGGTAGACCACCAATCATAAGTTGCCTAAGCAGTATCAAAGGAGACATATCAGCGGTAAGGTACAATAACAGTTTCTTCGAGAATTATGGAATGCCTAAATTCGCAATCACTGTAACTGGTGACTTCGCAGATTATGATGTAGATCCAACTGATGAAGATTATGATTACACTCAGACTTTAAGGTATAAGATTGGTCAGCAGATTAGGGAAGTTATTAAGAATCCACACTCCGCTATTTGTATCACTATACCAAGTGAAGGTGAAGAAGGTAATGTTGACTTAAAGATAACCCCACTCTCAGTACAAACCGAAGAAGGTCACTTCAGAATGTATCGTAAGGATACACGTGATGAAGTGTTGCATGCTCACCATGTAGACCCATCAAGGTTAGGTATTTATGATGCTGGTAGTTTGAATGGTGGTAACAGTGATAATACAATGGCTTCCTATAAGTATGGTACAGTTGCACCTATCAAATCCGAATGCGAATCATTAATCAACCTTATCGCTAATGAATTGGAAGTAACTAGTTGGAGGTTCTGTATTGAGGATGTTGCACCGATTGATTATACTAAGGATTTGGCTTTAGCAGAATTCTTATTCGCAAGGGGTGCTATGACTATTAAGGACCTTATAGATAATTTCGGTTCCAAATTCGGATTGGATATTGAAGATGAAGCTGATGATTATTATTTGAATGCAAGGTACTTGAATGGTCAGCCATTGGAGTTATTATGGAATCAATCTGAATCTAATCCTTACCTTGAAGTGGATAGCATATTGGCAAGTTTGGAAGGTAACTTAAATGAAAGCATTGAAGGCGAAGAAGCAGATATTGAGAAGCAAGATTAGTAATGCTCGTAGCCAAAACAATGAAAGACAATTAGAACAAGCATTACAAAGATACTTCAAAGCTTTGGAGAAACAAGTGCAACGTAACCTAAAATCTTATTGGCAAGATAACCTAGTCCTCGGACAAGTTGACCTTATCACCGAACCAATACGTAACCATGAAGAATATTATAGAATACTTGAAAAATACTTGAGACGTGAATATAAACTAGGGACAAAAGAAGCTGAAAGATTAGTCCTTGGATTAAATAAGAATCGTGTAGCAAATAAGAGTATCATTACACCAGAAGCAATTGAATCTTCACCAGTTCTTTCAAGGATTTATGATTTGTTCGGCACATTAACTGGTGCTGAAGATGACCTATTAAATACTGTGTTCATTGCTAGTCAAGCCACACTTGTACGTGTAGATAATCAAATCAAACAAATAATTCTTGATGGTTACAAGAGTGGAGAGGGAATCAATTATGTAGCGAATATGTTACAGAAACGATTCCAACAATTAGAGACTTGGGAATCCAAACGAATAGCAAGAACAGAGATACATAATGCTCACAATAGAGCAGTGATGGACACTTATAATGAATATGATGTTGAGTACACTATGTGGATAAGTGCACATGATGACCGTGTCCGTGGATTAAAGAAACATGATAAGGCAGACCATGTAATCCTTGATGGTGAAATAATAAGATTAGGTGATACTTATAGTAATGGTTTGAAGTATCCTGGTGATACTGATGGTCCCATCGAGGAATGGATTAATTGCCGTTGCAGTAATGCACCTTATGTATTGCCTTATGGTTATACTGCACCACCACAACAACAATTCCATGAATCAGACCTTATAAAGATTAGATGATAATTATGAAATTCATAAAACATAATGATGATGGTACAATCCTATTAACCGCCCCAGTCCTAATACCCTATGCAAAAGATTGTGATTACAAGAATGGGGAAACACCATTAAACCCAACACAAATCCAAGCCTTCAAAAACAGTTATGACAAGTATGGATTCGTAGACCATGAGCATGGTTTAACAAAGGACGGTCGCAAGATAGGAACACCATCACAATCAATTATTTTAGATCAAGATACTACATTCACAACAATCAATGGAGAAACCACTTACCCCAGGGGTACATGGTTATTAACTACACACATTACCGATGATGAAGCAATTTCGGAGGCAATACATGGTTACTATACAGGATACTCACCAAGCATACTACCACAAGAGTCTGCTGATAAGTATTTGGCAGCATTAAAGAGTGGACATGGTGATGATTGTGCCTGTAAGAACCAAATAAGTAGTATGGGCAATTCCTTGATTAAGGATGTGCCTAATCCAGTAGTATTAAGTGTGAGCTTGACAAAGCAACCTTGCTTGCACGAAAGTAAATTTTGCGAGTTAGATATTATGGAAAATGATGAGATTAGTTTAAAATCTAAGATTCTTACTGCTATGGGTATGAGTGAAGAAGCAGAAGTCATTGCTCTTAAATCTCAAGTCTCTACTCTTGAGGCTAAGATTGAGGAGATGAAGACTGGTTTTGATGAAGCATTAAAATCCATGCAAGAAGAATTTAAACAAACTTTAACCGAAGCACTTACTCCAGTAGATGAAACAGTTGAGGTTGCTGAGAAAGCAGAAGAAGATGAGGCTGAACCTACTGAGGAAGTTGCTGAAGAAGAAGTTGAAGAAGAAGTTGAAGAAAAAGAAGAAGAAGTGGAAGAAGAAGCGGAGGAAGAACCAGTAGCAGAGAAAGGAGAATCCAAAGCAGAACCAGTCCACGATAACATCGCTGAGAAAGCAACCAAACCTATTAATATTTATGAAGCATTGGGTAGAAACCCTGATGGTACAAGAAAATTATAAAAGGAGTATTGATGAGTATGAATAATCAACACATATTATCTCAATTAGTGAATGATAATGAGATTGAAGTATTTAAAAGCATGAGAACTGATATGGCTACTGCTAAAGCATTATTGAATGATGAACAATTCAACACATTCATGAGAGCAGCAACCATCAATCAAAGTATCCTCCAAGATGCAAGTTTCCGTAGAATGAATGCAATGAACCAAGTAGTATCCTCCACTAACATTGTTGGTAGAGTATTACAAAACGGTTACGATGCTACTGGTGCTACTGAAGACCAATTGACTGAAGCAACCATTGGTTTCGGTAAAGCAGAACTTAATTCCACTAAACTTAAAGCATTAACTTCTATTTTAGATGATGATAAGGAAGACAACATTGAAAGAGAACAATTCGAACAAACCCTCTTAACCATGATGGGTGAAGCAGTAGGTAGAGACCTTGAAGCAATTTGCGTATTCGGTAACGATGCATACACCAGTGGCGGAAGTGCAGATCCATTATTCAGTACCTTCGACGGTTGGTTAGAACAAGGTAAATCCTACCAAGTAAAATCTGATGGTGCAAAAGGCTCAGGTACTAAAGACTTTGACCTTGCAGATGGTATCGATGCAATGTTCGATTCAATGATTGGTAAATTACCAGTACCATACCGTGCAGCAGGATTAATGAATCGTTTAAGCTTTTATGTACCATGGGAAGTATACGATGCATACCAAAACCTCCTCGCTTCTCGTGTAGATGCATTAGGTGATGCTAACTTAACTGGTAGACCAAACCTCACCTACAAGAACATTCCAGTGAAATATGCACCAGTACTTGATGCAGCTGATGGTAGAACCGTATTCGGAAACGTACCAAGTATTTTAACCGTACCTGAGTTCGTATGGTATGGTGTCTATAAAGACTTATCTGTAGAACCTAACCGTATTGTTGCAGAAGAAAAGACTGAATATTACTATCGTATCAGATGTGCAGCTTCCTTACAATGGAATGATGCATTTATCACTGGTGTTATGACTCCAGCAGAAGCTGCAGCAGTTCAAGCGGATAATAAAGTATAAGGGTATATATTCCCTTGTACTAAATCCTTTTTTTAGGAGTGTGAGTAGATGGGTAAAGAATTAGACTTTTTACCATGGGAGGAGTTGCCTCTTGAGGTGAAAAGGAATAAGAAGCATATGTATGAGTATCTTGTAAGTGTCCTTAACGATTCAGAATCAGATAATGATGATGTTGATGATTAAGGACACTATTTTTTTTAGGTGGTGATTATTTTTGTGGATTAGTAGTGATGATGTTATCCATTTTCATGGTTTGAAACCACAACACCTTAATCTTGAGAAGACGGATACTAGTAAATTGGAGGAAATCCTTACTGGATGGATTTGGCAGAGCCAATCATTGATTTTAACTTATTGCCATATCCAGACTATTAATGATGCTGATGTTTCAGAGGCGATGAGGAATGTTTGTCTAAGATTAACCAGCAATATGGTTAGTCTCGCTATACAGAAACGTGACAATCCAATAATCAAGGTTAACGATTGGACTATACAAGGATTATCCAGTGATATTTTCACTGATGACCTTAAAGCAGACCTTGCACCATTCGTAAAGGACAGTAGTAACGAACCAAATGCTATTGGTGTATATGCTATAACTGGTGAGGGCTTATGGTAAAGATAAGCATAGACCTCGACAATGAAAACATACACAACCTAGCAGACAAATCCACTACTATCAGAAAAAGCGTACTATCCGATGCAACACAAGACATGGTAAGATTCCTTATGCAAAACTCACCAGTGGATCATGGTTTGTTAAGGTCATGGTTCATTGAGTATATGACTGATGAGGAGTCAAGTATCAAGTCACCAGCAAAGTATGCTATCTACCAGGACCAAGGTACTCGACCGTATCTTATTTATCCGAAGAAGATTGGTGGTTACTTGTACTGGGATGGTGCGGAGCATCCTGTTAAGCGTGTTGCACATCCTGGTATTGAGGGTAAGCATTTTGTATTGCAGAGTCAGTTAGCAGTGGAGCAGAGGATGCCTGGTTATTTAGCTCGTGCTTTGGAGAGGGAGTGATTATGATGACTGTTGGTTTGGTTACTGGTTTGGAGTCCTTGTATAATATTGTCCTTGAGTGTTTGAGGCGTGAACATAATGAGGATGGTTTGTTATCCGATGTTGAGACTATTATAAATAGTTATTATAATGAGAAGCACTTAGATGAGCCGGTGGTTTGGGTTACTCAGCACCCGGCAAGGACTGGTCGGCAGGCGGATATTAGTCAGACTTTAGATTTGGTGGTGCCGTTTGAGTTTGATTGTGGTGTGTATTTGAATGATTTGGATGAGGCTAACATTTATAGTCAGAACTTGACTAATCGTGTGATATTGTCAATCTTGAATAATTGGCAACGAGTACAATCAGAAGTGTTGCCTGGTCAACGATTGATACGGAATGTTGGTTTGGAGACTTATTCGCCGGTTGGTTATGTTAATGTGAATGGTAAATCTGATAAGTTGATGATTACTGGTGTTGTTTTAGATTTTAATATTGTATTGAATTGGAGAATGTGTTTAAAATATTTGAATAATGGAGATTAAGTTTATGAGTTTAGTTAACTGGAGTGAGTTGCCAGTCCGTACAAAACGCAGTCGTAAAAGATTGTATACTCTTATATCCGATGAATTTGGTTTGGAGTCTTGGATTGGTCTTGATATTAATGTGAAAAGGAGTAAGGCGAATTTGTATAATTATTTAGCAAGTGAATTAAGTTTATGTAATTTTGATGAGTTGCCAGTCGAGTGTAGGCGTAGCACTAGATTAATGTACTTGTTTATAAAAGAGAATGCTAGTGGTGGTGGTTCTTCTGATACTTTGACTGTTACTGTATCTGATGGTACTGATACTATAACTGGTGCAAGTGTAACTATTGAAGAGGATACTATTGTTACTGATGAGAATGGTACTGCAAGTTTTACTTTGGAGTATGGTGATTATACTTGTAGTGTGAGTAAGACTGGTTATGAGAGTGTTACTGAGTCTTTAAGTTTCCGTAGTAATCACAAGAATTTCACTATCGCCCTAACTGAAAATGAATAAAAAGGGAGTATTATGATTGTTGAATATACTGGAGAATTAAGAGAACAAAAAAAAATTTAAGGAGATTATGTTAATATGGTAGACCGTGGATTCGGATTAGAACTAGAACAAACCTATGGAGAAATAATACAAAAAACCGATTTCGACCCAAACTTCTGGAACCAAGCAGAAGAAGTCGACTTCAAACTCAACGACGAACCAATCACCAAAAGTGGCGGTTCCCGTATGAACAAGAAAGCAAGAGCCGGAATAATGAAACCAACCGGCAGCACAAGTGCAGATGCAGACCTACAACAACTAGCATGGTACTTCCGAGGATACCTAGACAATTACGTCTACACCGCCGGCAGTGGCAATGTACACACCCACGAATACTATGGAGGCGAAGGCAAAGAACTACCAAGCTTCCGTGGAATCGCCGTGTATGATATGCTCAAAAAATATTTATATGGTTTACTCATGGACGGAATGAGCCTCGAAGTAAGTGATGAGGGAATGACCGTTGGAGCCGATTGGATATACAAGACTGAAAAAGCCGGTATTATCGGTACTAATGACACCTTTGACCGTCCAGAACAATTAACCGCAGAACAAATCTTCATCATGTTCTACGATGTAAGTCTTAAATTGAATAATAAGGCATTAGATGGAGTCAGTACCGCATTCAGTTTCAACGGTGCAAATAATCATGATGTAGACCATAGTATCGGATTAGGTAGCCGTTACCCACAGAAAAGGGCAGTTGCTGGTAAACGTGAAAACGAATTAAGCATCACAACCACCTTAACCACCGATACAGTCCGCTCAATCCTTGATGCAGAGTATGGAGAAGTCGGAGCATTAGAACCAAGCAGTTGTAAATTATTACAATTACCATTAGAAATCAACATCAACCATTGTGAAGACACCGACATCAATTGTAAAATCATATTCCCAAAATGTACCTTGAATGTCGAATATAACATGAGTGGAGTAGATGCAGTAGAAGTAACCATCAACCTTAACACTCTCGGCTCAAGCACCGTAACCCTTAATGATGGAACTACACAAGTCGAAACCGACATGTACGTCAAATTAGAAAACTACCAAGAAGAAATCGTAGCCTCAAACTAGGGTTTCTTCACCCCCTTTTTTTATAACCATTTCCCCCTATAGTTGCTAAAAAAAAACATTAATGAGGTGTATAATGTATGGATAACAAAACCTTACTAAACAAGATAATCGAAGGCACACAACATACCGAAACCGTAACAATCACTTACAATGGTGAAGACTACAATTTCACACTTAAACCATTAACAAGTGGAGAATTAAGCAAGGTGCAAAGGATAGAACGTAAAGGATTAAACATTAACATTAACAATAATGGGAAATCAAAACCAGTACCATTAAATGCTGGAGAATTAGCCAACAATACTGCAGAGGCAATGTACACAAGCATAAGTTACAGCCTAGACGCACCCGTCGATAAGATAAGATTACTACCACAAAACCTAGTGGAGGACTTATTCAAGGAAGTAATGAGAATAAGCAACCTAACAGAGAAGGACTTGGTGCTAGTACGCAACTTTCAGTAAAACAATGGAAGCAAAAACATTATACCAACTAATAAAGGACAAAATCATTACACTCCCAGAGTATACTGAATGCACAATGTTACAACAAACATTCCTAACAATATCCACAGCACAACACCTACAAGACAAGGAGAATACTACACAAATCCTAAAAGCAATAGGGGAAAGTTTAGGAGTAAAATTCAAGGAGAAAAAATAAGATGGCAGAAGAAGAATTAAATATCATATTAAGAGCAATAGATGAAGCCAGCAAAATCCTTAAAGGAGTAGGTTCTTCTGCTGAAGACTTAGAAGGCGAACTCAAAGACGTCGACAATGCAGACCCCAATATTAATGTTGATGATGATCAAGTCGATGAAACATTATCAGATGTAGAAAGGTTAAATAAGAAATTAGCCAATCTACAGAAACAGAAAATCGAAGCCAAAATCAAGGCAGACACTGCAGAATTAGAAAAGACTAATTCCAAGATAGAAGATGTTAAGAAGAAACTTTCCGAAATGGAAGGTAAAGCAGATGTTGATGATTCCGAGGTACAAGCATTACAAGCCGAACTAGCACAATTAGAATATAAGCAGGCTAACCTTGAAGTTAAAGTCGCTGATGGAGAATTAGCAGCTGCTAAACAATTGGAAGAAACATTGAATGATACTGCAGAGTTCAAGGTTGATGTTGATGATTCGGAGATACAAAAGGCTTCCAGTTCCGTTGATGGTTTAACTAGTAAATTAATGGGTGTTGCAGGTACTATCGGTTTAGTGGACCAAGCCACTAAATTATGGGAAGCAAGTACCCAAAGACAAACCACACAATTTTACCTTGGAGCTAACCTTGGAGAACAGAAAGCAAGGAAGATGCAATTAGCAATCCAAGACATCGTAGCTGCTGTGCCTGGTGATGATACTTTCATGAATACTGTATTGTCTGGTGCAATGGCTAAACAGACTAACTTGACAACTGCCGAGTTAAGTAAGGGTGCTCAAGCAATGGCGGATTATATTGCCGGTTCCGAGATGCAAGGTAAGAATGCTATTGAGGCACAACAAGACCTTAAAAGTTATATCCTAAGTGGTTCCACTGCAGAACTGCAAAGAAGCAGTATATTATCCAACCAAATCGATTTGTTAGAGGGTAAGTCTACTGTACAGGAAAGGATTAATGCACTTATCGAGGCAGAGAATGCTGAACAAGTCGCAGGATTAAGTGGTTATGATACTGCAGCGAACAAATTAACCGAATTCCAAGGAAGGATTGAAAAGGCTCAAGCAGACTTGGGTGAAATGTTCTTACCAGCGATACAAGGAGCATTAGATTTCGGATTAGCACTTGATGACTCATTAGGTGGTGGTTTAATGGCTACCATTGCAGGATTAGGTGCAGCAATACCAGCAATCGTCACTGGTTTATCTGGTATAGGTCAAGCAGCTAATGGTATTAAAGCATTGCAGGAGGCTTATAAGGGATTAGCATTAAGTGAGAAACTGGTTAACCTTGTTGAAGGTGAAGGAGCAATTGCAAGGATAGCATCTGCTCTTGGTATAACCACTGAGGCTGCAG